AAATAATAAAAATTAATAAAAATTAATAAAAATTAATAAAAATTATTAAAATTGAAACAAAAATAACAAATACTATTAAATGTATTATACATATTACGCAATTGTTATATAAACCAACAATGTCAGTCTTTATCAAAACAATCAAGTGTTGTGTATATTTATTAATTAGTACACATGCAAGTGCGTTTAATATTAGAAACTTTGGCAATGATCTGTTCTCTCTAAAAAATGTTCTTGCCGCAAGAGCGTTTGTTTATAGTTTGAGACAACGAGTTACTGAAGAGGTTCTAGAAGGAAATAATATTGCATCGCAATTTGAAAAAATTAAATACGTTGATGTTATTGGTACTACCGGTATATCTGGAGGAAACAACAATTTGTATAACCATAACACAGATTTTATTCACACACTATGTCAGGATTTTGTTTACATTTCAATATTTGCATTATTGTCTTGTTGTATATTTAAAAGTCTAACTGCTTCAAATACAAAAATAGATTCTCAATTAACTAAAATAGAAAATAATAATGCAAATATTGAGAGAGAATTGTTCCCTTCAAAGCTAAAACAATCTAATATTTATTATTCTGCTAATCGCCTGGCCAAGATGTTTCTCCTCATATTTTATTTTATATTTACCAGAAATGTTGAAAGTGCCACATAAACAAAGTATAATATTTTTTATGACCTTGAATATTTATAGCCTTAACATTTAGATATTTTATTAATAAAAATAAATATAAACTATATAAATAATAAAGTTATGAAATTACTTTATGCCCCCTTCTTAATAAATATATTCTTAATTACATTGTTTGGTTTTATTTATTGGTATTTTTGCGATGAATTTATTAGCAAGTTTGAAGAAAAAACAGACAAGGTCAACATATTAGATTTTTTTTATACAAGTATAACTATTCAGGCAGGTATAGGATATCTTGGCATAGTTCCTATTTCAGTTTTAGGAAAAATACTATTAATGATGCAGCAACTTTGCATGATATCATCCAATATTATTATCATTTATTTGGTTCATTTGCATTTTTTTGTGTTGTAAATCGCGGAAAGTAGAAATATTAATTTTTATACAATAATATTTTTGCCCTAGCAAAATTATTGCTTACAATATTCCAATAAATCTAACTTAAAAATAATTCAATCATTAAAAGTATACTTTATTGTATGGATCTAGTTATTACTGAAAAAAATAGCCCAACAATATGTTTAAATATGATTGTTAAAAATGAGAGTAAAATAATTACTAGAATGTTTGACACTATAATACAATTAATTGATTGTTATTGCATTTGCGATACAGGATCAACGGATAATACAGTAGAAATAATTGAAACTTATTTTAAAGAAAAGAATATTCCAGGAAAGATTGTACGCGAACCATTTAAGAATTTTGCACATAATCGCAACCATGCAATTAAATCATGTGTTGGTATGAGTGATTATATTTTGCTTATGGACGCTGACATGAAGTTAGATATTAAAAACTTTGACAAGATGGCTTTATTGCAAGCAGATTTTTTTACTATTTTGCAGGGTTCAGATGCATTCTATTACGAGAACACTAGAATTGTAAAGAATACTGGACAATTTGAATATGTTGGGGTAACACATGAATATGTAAATGTTCCTCCTGGTTCAGCAAAGGGAATCATTTCAAAAAATGGTCTTTTTATTCTTGATATTGGAGATGGAGGGGCAAAAGGAGACAAATTTGAACGAGATATACGTTTGTTAGAGAGTGGGTTAGAGGAAGAACCAAATAATATGCGTTATTACTTTTATTTGGCAAATACTTATCATGATACGGGTCGCTTTGAAAAAGCAATTGAAATGTATACTAAGAGAATTGCCCTTGGAGGCTGGGATCAAGAAATATGGTATAGTTATTACCGAATTGGATCGTGTTATGAAAAAATGGGAAAAATACAAGAAGCTATTTATTCTTGGTTAGAAGGTTACAATTTTTTTCCAGATCGCATTGAAAATATTTATGAGATTGTAAAACATTACAGGATAATTGGTAAACAAAAACTGTCAAAAATGTTTTATGACATTGCTAAAACTATAATAAATAAAAAATTAAATACAGATGAGTATTTATTTTTACACAACGACATTTACACATATAAATTAGAATATGAATTGTCAGTTATTGCTGCATATGTAGGTATACGCAATATAAATGATCAAGTTATTACTGTTTTGAATAATTGTTTTGATGACGCTATAAATGAAAATGTTCTGTCAAATATGAAATTTTACAAGTTTACATTGAATCCGCAAATGCTTGTGCGTTTAAGCAATGAATTTGACTATAATGTTGGTCCAGTTAGTAAAAAGTTTTTCTCTTCTTCTGCTTGCGTTATTCCGCATACATTTGTTGACTCTGTTAATAAGGATATTTTTATTGATGGCTATATGATAAATATTCGCTACGTAAATTACTATATTTTAGATAATGGAAGTTACACAAAATATGATAACCACATTGTTACTTTAAACAAGTGTATATTTATGACAAAGGATTTTAAGATTATTAATGAGAAAACCAAGTTGTTTGAGCTAGATTACAATGGACGCCTTTACATGGGAATAGAAGATTTAAAAATATTTAAAGATCCCAAAACACAAGAAGTTAAAATGATTGGTACTGGTTTTCACGAGAATAATAAGATTGGTATTGTTTGTGGAGATTATGATTTGTCAAACTCTCTCTTGATCGGCAAGGAAATCAACCCATCATTTTGTAAAACGGATTGTGAAAAGAATTGGGTTTATTTAAATTATAAAGATGAATTAGCTGTTATTTACTGTTGGCACCCATTAACACTTTGTAAAATTGAAACAAATGAGAATACTGGAAAACAACTTCTTCATAAAATTTTTGAAAATACAAAAATGCCAAAAATTTTCCAGAGAGTACGCGGATCTACATGTGGATTTTCTTATAATAATGAGATTTGGTTTATTTGTCACATTGTTTCGTATGAAGCACCCAGACATTATTACCATACAATTGTTGTATTTGATAATGACATGAATCTTTTGCGTTACTCTGCACCATTTAAATTTGCGGATTCGCCAATTGAATATTGTCTTGGTTTAATAGTTGAAGACGATCGTGTCTTGGCAACATACAGCGAGTGGGATAGAACTACGCAAATAGCTGTTTATGATAAACCATATGTTGAAAATATTCTTTGTTACAAGCATTGATTGAATGGTTAGTATGAAAATAAAAAAAATACTTAAAAACTTCCATTTTATTTATGATAATATTAATATTAATATCATGAATAAAACGCTACACATTACAAATCACATTGGAACCACAAAAAATCTTGAAAATGTATTTCAATATTTAAAATCAGAGTACACGTTTAATATTGAACTAATTACTGAACTCTGCAACTTTCCACTTTATATAACTAAAGATGCGGCTAATAATATTTGGCACAATCAATATAAAAATCGGTTGTTTAGTCAAGGTTATACAACCCTTGTATTTAGTGATACTTCCATGTATGCGCGTCCATTTTTACAAAATATAGAAGATCATTCTCTAAAAATTATTGTATACGTAACAAATCGTTTTGATTGGGGGATATGGGGATTTAGTGACAAAGAATTTATTGATTTATATGCCAAATCATCTTTGCACAAGCGGGTAATATTTATTTCAGATAATAGATACGATCAATATTATACATCTTTACATAATATTAACTTTTATTACAATGATATTGTACGATTAACACCTAAAATTATTTCAAATAAAAATTGGATTGTTAATCCATCTATGTCAAAAATGTTTGTCTACAATCGCGGAACAAAAATAGATGATTATATGCATTTAATAAAAGCGGGCTCTATGATTGGGGTAGATTTGGATATATTTGGTGAAAATTATAAGAGATATAGAGATCAAGAACATATTTGTGAATACATTGGTTACATTCATTTACCATATCAAACAAATATACAGTCTTTATGGGAAAACTTGGGCTACGGAATAGTGTATTTTATACCATCTCAAAAGTTTTTTAATGAATTATTGTTTACAACGGACTGGTATTATTGGGAAGAAAAGACTAAACCATATAATTTATTAAAATTGAGCGTTTTTTTGGCAGAGTGGTACCAGGAGGAAAATGCAGATTATTTTATCTATTTTGATTCATGGGAAGATTTACAAGAAAAAATAAATTTTTACAGTAAAAATACAGACGAGTTAATTGCTAAGAAAAAGTTGATTTTATCTACTATTAAAAATAGCAATTCACAGAACTTGGCAAAATGGCACAACATATTTACAGAGTTTCTTGGTTGTCAATAACATTTATTTCTTTCATAGACTATTGCGCAAAGTAACTGTTCCATGGTAGTCATAACTTTCTGCAAAGCGAGCGTTTTCAATGTACACTGGTGTAAATCACACCAAATTGTTTTACAATAGATATATTAAATTATTAATAATAATATTAAACATATTTATTAATACAATTTATATATCATTTTTGTATGAATACCTTTCCAACTATTGTGACATCCATCTACAATATTAGAAAAATGGAAGGCAGTGCACCCAAAAATAATAGACAATTTGATAAATATATTGAACTTGCTGATCAGTTTATACTGACTCTCCCATATCCTCTTATGATATTTATGGATGAATCTTTAAATCCAAATACTGATCCAGAGTTGCAAGAATTAGAAAAAATTATTAATAAAAAACGCACTAAATTTCAAGGAAAAACATTTATTTGCAGAGAGAAATTTGAAAATACTTATTTTTACAAAGATGTTGAACGAATAAAACACCTACAAACCAAGTTTACTATTTTAAATGGGAATCCTCCACATGAAACTCCTCATTATATTACATTGACAAATAATAAATTCTATTTTATAGAAAAGGCAATAGACATTAATTTTGCAAATAGTTCTCATTTTATTTGGATGGATTTTGGTATAAACCACGTTGCAAAGGACCCTGACACAATAAACGATTGGATTTTACACATTCCTGATAAGATTAAACAATTGTGCATCAATCCTTATATTGACTCTGGAGAGCATAAAGAAATCTTTCGCAACACATGGCATCATACTGCGGCTGGGCTATTTTCTGGAAATACAGAAAACATGAAATTATATATAAAACTATTTAAAGAAAGGTTGGACCAGGTGTATGCTGAAGAGTGGTATCAGTTGGAAGAAGCAATAATGGCTATTGTGCAGCGGGAAAATCCTGACTTGTTTGAGTTTTTTTATGGAGATTATGATGGCATTATTGCAAATTATGTAGAGGCAAAATATTCTTTGCATATTATTTTTGCTGGACTAAAGAAATGTTTGCTTCACAATAATACCAGATTTGCTTATAATGTAGTGCGATATTTGGATAGTTATTTTTTAAAAGAAGAGAATCAAGGGACAGCGTATTTTTATGAGTATATTAATTACAATATTATTTGCTGTTATTACCAAAATGACGCGTTATTGTATGTAAATGCACTGGATCTTATTAATAAATGCCTTTTAAAAGGGGATGGAAATATGCGGGTACTGCTGGAACAAAATCGCAGCAATCTTGCGTATTATAAGAATCGTGGGCTAATCTTGTTATAAATCATATATTATTTTTTAGTATATGATTTTTTTTAAAAATGCA